ATATTTCATGAGAGCCTAAAACTTTATTCTTCTATTGAAACTGGTGTATATAAAAACTGGGGTGGCCATGCTGGATTTAGTGGTCGTACTATGAATATATTAACATATATAGATTTCTTACTATCAACAGCGCAAGAAGCAGGCATTGATATTCCAGCAGATAGAGACTTGCTTATATTTTTAGGTTTAAACTTATCTAAAGAAGCTATAGGTGAAGGTGCGTCTGAACCTCTTGTACGCTATTTCTCTATATTCGCGGGACTATTAATGTTTGATGACGTTGTGGGAATGGCACGAGAAGCATTAGAAGAAATGCCTAAATCTACAATTAAACAAGTCCATTTATATAATTTAAATGGAATATATGTGCCTTCTTCTATGATATTAAGCTATGTTGGTGATGCATTAACCGCAGGCGCACAAGAAGTTTCATATGGCGCAACAGCAGCTATTCAAACAAATGAAGCAGAAAAAGCTATTAATGATTGGCATTTAAAGTATTCAAAAGAGAATTTTCATCCAATACTTGGTCCGCGCGAATGGGATGAAATGGGAGCAAAAGTCGCTTCTGGAACTAAAGTAAAAATTGCTTTTATGGCTTCTTTCTTACGCTTTATCAATAAAATTGCAGAAATAAGTTAAAAAACTTTATAGTCTTACCACCCTTCTATAGGAATTAATCCCTATTTTATGAAAGGAGGTATAGGCCAATGCAGCAATTTATCCAATGGATAAGTAACCATCCATTAACTGGCATAATTGTATTTACCGGTTTAATTCAAATTGCCCCAATTAAAATCAACCCCTGGTCTGCCCTTTTCAAATGGATTAGTAAAGCTATAACCGGAGACGCATGTAGTAAGATAGATGGTCTTGTAGAAAAAGTAAATAAAATTGACGGTTTAATTATAAAAATGGATTCTATTGAAGAAAATATTGCCGCAAACGAAAAAGACCGTATCCGTTGGGAAATCTTAGACTTTGCTAATTCATGCCGCAATGGTCGTAAGCATACAAGAGATGAATATCAACATATTATTGCCTTAAATGACAAGTATAGAGAATTACTTGCGTTAACAAATGATACAAATGGAGTTTTTGAGGCTGAATATGAGTATATCAAAAAATTGTATACAGAACGATTAGAAAAAAATGATTTTCTATAAGGAAGGTGAATATTATGATCTTTACTAAACAATGGTTAAAAGCCGCAGGAGTTCGTGCCATTAAGACTATTGCTCAAACCGCTATTGCAACAATTGGTTCTAGTGTTGCACTTGGTGATGTAAATTGGATCATGGTAGCTTCCGCTTCTGCGTTAGCGGGCATTTTAAGCCTTCTAACTAGCGTTGCGGGCTTACCAGAAGTAAAGGAAGAGGAATAATCCTCTTCCTTGACTTTTTTTAAATTTTATTGTATAATATAAGAAAAGATAAGAGGAGAATATAATGGAACGACGTAGTAAAGAGCGAGTATTAAATATTGAAATCTATACTGATGGCTCATTAAAGAAAACTGGCCGTTTAACGTTTGGCGGTTGGGCATATATCGTAGTTAAAGATAGCAAAGAAATTTATTTTGCTTCTAATAGTGAATATAATACTACTAACCAACGTATGGAGCTTAAAGCAATACTTGAAGCTCTAAACTACGCGAAAACTATCCGTCGCAATGCGGAAAAAATTATAGTTTATAGCGATTCTGCTTATGCAATTAATTGTTATTTAAAAGAATGGTACATCAACTGGCAAAGTAATGGATGGATCAATTCAACAGGCAAAGAGGTCGCGAATAAAGACCTTTGGATGCAAATTATACCATTTTTCGATGACTTTTGGTATGATTTTAGAAAAGTATCTGGTCATGCCGGCAATTACTGGAATGAAAAATGTGATGATTTAGCGCAAAATGAAGCAGATAAGCTAAAACGCAACTGGAGAGGTACAAAAAATTTATGATAGATAAAAGTATTTATGAAGTTACGCGCGATGAGTATAAAGGGTTTGTAGATATTATTAAACCAGAAGCACGAGAAATTAAAATTGAAGATATAGGAACTATACATATCGCGGCAAAAATTTATAGTAAAAAAACAGGTAAGTGCTTGTGTAGTAGAATTGGATGTAAACCTAACTGCGGTTTTGAAGAAAAAGAAAAATATTATATATTTGAAATGCCAGATGATGATGAACGAAAAGCACCTACACCAGTATGCAAAATTAATTTAGAAACTAAAGAAGAAGTACAAGCTTTTTTTGATTTTATTAATAAACAACAAAAGGAGAAGAAGAATGACAAGTGAACTATTTACTAATATTCCAGATGAAGTAAAAGAGAGAACAAAGCTAATTGCTGATTTTGCTCTTACTCAACTTTCGCTGCCAAATGCAATCAAAATGCTTGCGCAGTATGCTAATACTTGCTATGATGAAGAAGAGCAAGATTATGTTGATTTTTATTTTAATATGAGGCTTGAACTACTAAAGGAGAATATGTAATGTTACTACGTGAATTAGAACCTGAAAAGTTTTGGTCATTTCCTTCATCCTATACAAAAGAGAAGCGAAGTAATGAGATTACGAATATGATTCTATCTGGAAACTATTACTATCAGACAAAAATTGATGGAAACTACTCCGCATTCATCTATGATTTTGATGGTGATAAGCGTCTTATTAGTCGCGGTATTAGTAAAGTTACGGGTGAATATGGACGCCTTGAGGATAAGGTGTTTTTCTTCGATGATGTCGCCGCCGCATTTGATAAGCCAACGCGTATTATGGGAGAGATTTGGCTTGAAGGCGCAGTAGACAAGGGAATTGGGAGTATACTGCGCTGCAGCTCCGATAAATCTAAAAGTATTCAAGATGAGGAATACTATGAAAATGCGCGTTCAAGAGTGAAGTTTACCGCTAAAGATAAACGTGATATCGAAGGAAATGAATTTCATGGTCGGCGGCTTAAGTGGTATATTTTCGATGTCTGGTATTATAACGGAGAAAGTCTAATGGACACTCCTTGGATTGAACGTCAAAAATATGTAAAGAAGGCAGTCAAAAGGATTAATAATCCCCTCGTAACTTGTGCTGAAACGCATCCTATGGATGACAGCTTTTATGACAATCTAGCAGCTATATTCCAGGCTGGCGGCGAAGGAGTCGTATGCTACCGCAGCGATGGTAAACCTGAACCTAAGGCTAGAACCGCGCATAAAACTCTTAAAGTCAAGAGAGAGTTAGAAAATGTAGTGGATGCATTTATCGTGGGGCTCGAGCCAGCTACACGTTCATATACCGGCGACGACCCGTTTAATTGGCTATATTGGGAAAATTCACGCACTGGCGAGAAACTTTATGGGCAATATTTTGGCGACTATCAACTTGGTAGTACAATTATTCCTGTCTCTAAAGGATATTGGCTAGGAGTACCAGGCGCAATTTATACTGCTGTATATGATAATAATGGCAATGAAGTGCCATTATGTAAAGTCAGCGGCTTAACTGACGACTTCAAAGTAGAGTTAAGAGATAACTATGAAAAGTATGATCACACGTGTGTTTCTATTGGAGGAATGGCATTATCAGACTCTAATGGTATCAGTATACGCCATCCAAGGCTAGTGTCTATCCGAACTGAGGATTTATCGCCAGATGATTGTACCTTAAGTAAAATTATTGGAGGCTAAGTATGAGAAAAGACTTAGAATTTTTAGATATCGTTAAAGAATATTCTGAACTTGATGCAGTTAACTATGAATATTTTAATCAACGTTTTAACCATAGAACAATTATATTAAATACAGGAATAGATGAAAATATTCTAGAAACGGTAGTAATGCCATTAAAAGAATTCGAGAAAGATATATCTGATGAGCCTGTAACTCTAATTTTAAATACTCCGGGCGGCTCAGTCGCAGACGGTTTAATGATTTGTTCAATTATTGATTCTTTCTCAAAGAAATTAAATATTATCGTACCTGCTTATGCTTGCAGTATGGGAACAATTATTTTATGCTCAGGGAATAAGAATCCCAACGTTACTAAAAAGTGCTTCCCATTTGCTTTCGCACTTTTCCATTCTGGAGAAGAATATTTAAGTGGTGAATCTCATAGCGTAAGAGACCGTCAAAATTTCAATGAAGAAATTGACAAAAAGATTAAAAATTATGTTATTAAAAATACCAATATTCCAGAAGAATTATATGATTCTCATTACCGTGACCAATGGTATTTAAATGCAGAACAAATGGTTGAATATGGTCTTATCAATGAAATTATAGGCGGCGATGCTTAATGATAACATTTTTAGATACATCTGCGCTTTTAAATGGTCGCGCAGATGATGCAAAATTATATGAAAAATTTTACCTAAGTCCGCTAACATTAGTGGAACTTGAAAATATAAAAACTTCCTCCTCAAAGGACGATAATATTAAATTCCTCGCACGTAAAGCCGTGCGAGATATTCTTTTCAATGAAAAGTATGAAGTTTGTAGATATATTAATGATAAGAAAATAGATAAGTTTATAAAAAAGCATCCTGAATTAAAGGATATTAATGACCATAAGATTATTGCTACAGCCGCAATTTTAGAAAAAGATCGTAATGAAGAGGTTAATTTTATAACAAGTGATGGCGCACAATATTTAGCCGCATGGAATGTTAATATTCATGCTACTTTCTTTGAGCCGCAAGAAAAAGAAGTTGAGTATTGCGGATGGAAAAAAGTTGAACCAACGGAAGAGGAGTTGGTTGAACTGTATTCTAATCCAACTAATAATATTTTAAAGGCCAATATAAATGAATACTGTGAAATTTATGAAAATGAAGAATTAAAAGATATTTTACGCTGGACTGGCGAAAAATATACAACTTTAAAATGGGGAAATTTTAAAAATAATTTTCTTAATAAAAAAATCCAGCCACTTAATCTAGAACAAAAAATGGCTTTTGATTTATTACAAAATCCAGATATCGCGGTAAAAATATTAGTCGGAGCTCCAGGAACCGGCAAAGACTATTTAATGCTACTCCATGCATTAGATTTAATACAAAAAGGTGTTA